CAAATCGTTGGACTGAAAGTGAAGTAGAACTCGCACAAGGTCGTTCAGATTTTCAAATTGAAAAGTTTATTATTCACGATACTTTTACAATTCCATCTGCATTTAAGGCTGCTTTAATCAATCGTAAGAGTGTAGCAGAAGGTCTTCTTTCTAAAATCATTAGTGCAAAGAAAGAAGCAAGAGAGTTTCATTATAAGTGGGAAGGAAAGGATAAGACTCAACCAATCTGGTGGAAAACCCGTGATGGTGGTGAAGAATTATGTTGGTATGATATTGATGAGTTTCATTTTCATCGTATGCTTGAAGGACTTAATCATGGTTTCAAGGCATCAGTTCAAGAACTTGAATGTTTTGATAAGTTAATCAGTCGTCTGATTGAATTAAATGGTGGTAAATTAGTTAATAAAGAGCAGTTTGATGCAGATCAACCAGACTATTGGGAGAGAAGACTTTCGAATCAATCTATTGATGATTTGTTTGCTGCAAAAACTGGTGTGAATGCTGGTAATATTCGTTCTATGAGAAGAGCAAGTGCTCCTACTGTATTAGGGAATGATGTGAATAGAACTAAAGGATCATTTGGTGATCCAACTAATCCTCTTGATTTCTTAAGTAAATTACAGGAAAATGTTACTGCTGGTATTTCTGAAATTACTGGTATGGATCAAAAAATTCTTTCATCTATTGAGGATGAAGAAAAGAAGCAACTTAATGGATCATTATTTAATCAAGACCTTAAGCAATAAATTCTTATGCCTATCATAGGAGACGTATTTGGATTAACTTCTATTTACGAGAAACAGGTAGAAAATATAGACAATAACAACTTTGAGAGTTGGCCAGAGAGTGCTACTTATGGTTACTTTGGTGGTGGTACTGCTCCATCTCGTGTTGATACAATAGACCGTATTGATTTCTCTAGTGAGACTACATCGGCACCAGGTAATAATTTAACTCAACAAAGAGAGATTTTAGCAGCAGTCTCAAGTAGTTCTTATGGTTACTTTGGTGGTGGTTTTGCTCCACCTCGTGTTGATACAATAGACCGTATTGATTTCTCGAATGAGACTACATCAGCACCAGGTAATAATTTACCTCTAGCAAGATATGGTTTAGCAGCATGTTCAAGTAGTTCTTATGGTTACTTTGGTGGTGGTTATGCTCCACCTTATCTTACCACAGTAGACCGTATTGATTTCTCTAGTGAGACTACATCGGCACCAGGTAATAATTTATCTCAAGCAAGAGCTTATTTAGCAGCAGTCTCAAGTAGTTCTTATGGTTACTTTGGTGGTGGTTTTTCTCCACCTTATCGTAATACAGTAGACCGTATTGATTTCTCTAGTGAGACTACATCGGCACCAGGTAATAATTTATCTCAAGCAAGATCTAGTTTAGCAGCATGTTCAAGTAGTTCTTATGGTTACTTTGCTGGTGGTTATTTCTCTCCACCAACAACGTATGCTGCCACAATAGACCGTATTGATTTTGCTAATGAGACTTTATCAGCACCAGGTAATAATTTAACTCAAGGAAGATATGGTTTAGCAGCATGTTCAAGTAGTTCTTATGGTTACTTTGGTGGTGGTTATTTTTCTCCACCACAGACTTATTATAATACAGTAGACCGTATTGATTTCTCTAGTGAGACTACATCGGCACCAGGTAATAATTTACCTCAAGCAAGATCTTATTTAGCAGCAGTATCCGGAGGAGCATCAGACAGAATAAAAGGTTCAAGAACTTATGGTTACTTTGGTGGTGGTGAGCAGGTTCCAATATCAGGACCTATACTTGCTACAATAGACCGTATTGATTTCTCATCTGAAACTATATCGACACCAGGTAATAACTTATCCCAAGTAAGACAGTCTTTAGCAGCAACCTCAAGTAATTCTTATGGTTATTATGGTGGGGGTGACAATCCAGATGCAGATCCAGAAGAACTTGTCATAATAGACCGTATTGATTTCTCTAATGAGACTTTATCAGCACCAGGTAATAATTTATCTGAAGAAAGAGAACGTTTAGCAGCATGTTCAAGTAGTTCTTATGGTTACTTTGGTGGTGGAACCGATGGACCCTTTGAGAAAAAAACAATAGATCGTTTAGATTTCTCTAATGAGACTTTATCATTACCAGGAAATAATTTACCACAGAGTAGAAATGGAAGAGAGTCTTTAGCAGCAACCTCAAGTAATTCTTATGGTTACTTCGGTGGTGGGGATGATGGGAGTCCATCTTATCTTGACACAATAGACCGTATTGATTTCTCTAATGATACTGTATCAGCACCAGGTAATAACCTACCTCAAGCAAGGAGAAGTTTAGCAGCAGTATCAAATAATTCTTATGGTTACTTTGGTGGTGGTCAGGCACCACCTGATGTTACTACAGTAGACCGTATTGATTTCTCAAATGACACTATGTTATTGCCAGGAAATAATTTACCTGAAGCAAGAGGTAGTTTAGCAGCAGTCTCAAGTAGTTCTTATGGTTACTTTGCTGGTGGTGAGGGAACAACTGATGCTGATTTAGATAGACTTGATTTCTCAAATGAGACTGTTTTAAGACGGAGCAGTTACCTTCGAAGAAAATTAGCAGCAGTATCAAACTAAAACTAAATAAAATACCTACATCATTATGATATGAATGATATACTTAGAAATGTATTGATACAACCAAAAGTTGTATCAAAAGAAGGAATTGATTTCTTAGTGAATCATGCAAAGATTGCACCTAAAGATAAGATGGGTGTGTTTGATGGAGAAAAAGCAAATGAAAATAAAGAAGGTCATCCATCAAGAGTTGATTTGAGTGTAAGAAATGTAGATTGCTCTGATATCTCAAAAATTATTGAAGAAGTTAAAGAACTTTATGATAATATTGTTCATCATGTAATCAATCCTTTTTATGAGTTTAAGATAAGGGATAGTGAACTTCCTCAGTTACTTGTATATGAACCAGGAGGACACTATAAAGGACATTATGATGCAGTATCAAGGTGGAAGAACCCTGATGGTTCTATCATATGGAAGAAGTCTGTAGACAGAGACTTATCAACAATTCTTTTTTTAAATGATGATTTTGAAGGTGGGGAATTTGTATTTCCAGATCTTAGAGTCCGTATTAAACCAGAACCAGGATTGTTAGTTGCTTTTCCATCTTCGCAATTTTATCTTCATAAAGTAGAACCAGTCATCTCAGGAACTCGTTATGCAATGGTAAACTGGATGACTGTTCAAGGTATGCCTACGAAAGCAGAGATTGATAAAGAGATAGAAGATAAATACAATATAAATGTGTACTGATAAAAATGTCTCAATTAATTAAACACTTTTTAGTGGATAGAGATACTGGAGAATGGATAAAAGGTGATATAAGAGGATATGTATTTCCAAAATTGAAGGGATTGGAAATTGTTTATCGTTTAACTGATGAGAATGGAGATCATATTTGCCTATCAAAAGTTCCAGATTATTTTGAGTATTCAAAAACTGTAACTCCAAGTGTCTTAACTGAATATCAAAATGACTCAAATATTACAGTAGTAAGTTCTACTGAAAAACAGGTTGAAGAACCTGTTATAAACGAAGAAACTGGAGAAGAAACAGGTGAAACAACCACAGTAACTTTGCATGATGTAACTTACAGAGAAACAAATACCATTGTAGAAAATGATGGTCTTAAAATATTAACTCAAGAACAATGGAATACTGAGATTTCTAATTATGATGCAAGACAAACTGAAAAAAGATATGGTGAAATAAGAATAGTTAGAGATGAAGTTTTGAAAGATACTGATTGGATTGTTACAAGAACAACAGAGAATGGAGGTGCATTATCAGATGAGTTTAAGAATTGGAGACAATCTTTAAGAGATTTACCATCCGTTGGAATTACAACAGATACTTTTCCAGCAACTCCAAATTCAATACAAGTTGATACAAATATAACTAAAGATTACTCACAAAAATTAAGATCTATTGTATTGATTAATGATACTCTTCCTGCATTACCAGAACCAGAAGGTCGTTTTAGTTCGTGAGTAAGTCATAACATTTTTGATTTCTATCATAGGCATAGTCTGCATAAGGTCCATTCTTTCTTACATAATGTAAAAAGAGTTGCATAAAACTATCATTCTTATGAGTTCTTAATGGACTTCTCCAATGAGGAACAATTGTTCCTAAGTATGCAACACCATCACCTACGGGAGTTACAACTTCCTGACGTTTTCCTGTAAGATCTTTAAGTTTTATAGGCCATTTTGCATCACCAAAAATATTCATGGTGACTGATACTTCACATGAGGGTCTATCAGTATGACAATTCATCCATCCTTTATTATGATAAGTTGTAGAGAACCAGTAAGATGGAATAAGTTCTTCTCCTAATAGTTCTTCAAGAATTGGTTTGACTCTATGAACTACAAATGTGGATGATGGTGGTGCATAACAAGTTAATACTCTTCCTCTTTCTTCATCCCAGTGCCCTTCAAGTGATCCCAAATCACTCATAGCACCACAAAGATTTTGATACTTAATTCTTATTGCTTCTTCTTTAGTAATAATTTCAGGAAGGTAATACCACCCTCTATCAGAAAAATTGCTCATTACAAAATCTATTTTGAATTATTTATTCTTATTTCTGTGGTATAATATATAAAGGAAAAAAATTAATATGAATCTTAAAGTATACACAAAAGAAAATTGTCCTCATTGCTACAAGATTAAACAAGTATTGGAGTTGACAGGAACACAGTTCGTATCCTATAATCTTGGTGAGGACTTTACACGAGAAGAATTCTATGCTAAGTTTGGTAGGGGTTCTACTTTTCCGCAGGTAGTATGTAACGATAAAAAATTAGGAGGATGTATTGACACAATCAAATTCCTCAGAGAACAACAAGTCATCAAGTCTCAACATAAATAAAAATGAAGACCACAGAAATCGTGGTATTGAATTTTTGCTTAATGGAGGTAAGAGAAAGCAAACAGAACCATTTCACATTATGTTTGAAAAGATGGTTTGCTTTCTGAGATGGAAAGTAAATATTCATTTTGAGTTTTCCATCAAAACATCCCGGAGTAAGAAAAATGTTAGCAACTAGTTTAGTATTTGGTTCATTTTTGACTATTTTATTTCTCATGGTGGGTCTACTAATTGGTTGGACTGCCAGAGAATATATGATGAACTATAGAGAAGCACCTAGATATCATCCTGAGATGTTTGATGAGCAAGGAAATCTAATTCCAGATGAAGTAATCGCATTTAATTTTGAAAACTATGACGACAACAACGAAGAAGAAAAAGACAACGACTAAGGCAGTATCATTGGAACTACCAAGAAATCCATTTGTTTTTGAAGTTTTAGATCTTGTTTCTAGACAAAGAAGTAAGGCAAAGAAAATTGAAGTCTTGAAGAAGTATGAACATGTTTCTTTGAAGGCAACATTAATTTGGAACTTTGATGAGAGTTTAATTTCTATGCTTCCTGAGGGAGAAGTTCCTTATTCTGGATTTGAGGATCAGGCATCATCAAATGGAACTCTGACTACTAAAATCACAGAAGAAGTTCGTAGAATGCATGAAATGGATTCATTCTCAATGGGTTCGAGTGATAAGAATGGACATACCACAATTCGTAGAGAGTTTAAGAACTTCTATCACTTTCTTAAGGGTGGTAATGATTCTATGAGTGGTGTTCGTCGTGAAACGATGTTCATCAATATTCTTGAGGGACTTCACCCGTTGGAAGCGGAGATTGTTTGTCTTTGTAAGGATAAGAAACTTTCTGATAGATATAAGATCACAAAAGAAATTGTAAGTGAAGCATATCCAGATATTACTTGGGGTAATCGTTCATAATGGCAAATCAATTAGGAGATGCTCCTGTTAAAACAGAAGAGGAACAGTCTATGACTTCATGGACATCATCGGAAAAAGAAAACTCTAAATCCATATATGGTTGTGAGATTTTGGTAGAGAATGGAACTTGGGAACAAGTCTCCACCAAAGATTGTCCTTATGATGCCATGATAATCACCTATGTGGTTGATGGAAAAACGAGATATGATTTGACTCGTAGCCAGAAAGAAGTTCGTATCTTTAACATGTACTGGGATAAGTTTCGTGAGAATTTAAAGGGTATTGGTTTTGGTATGGGAAGAACCAATCCAAAACTATGGGGTAATGAACCACCACCCCCAACCAAAAAGCGGAAATAATTCCAAAAAAGTCGAGAAAAAATCTCCGGCAAATTTTTGGTCTGTAGGGTCGATTATAAAAATGTCACACCACCTCTTCACAGGGGTGGTTTTTCATGTATAATACGGGAGTAGTCAATCACAATGACATGACACTTGAAATGATTCCTCTAACTCCATCTGATCTTCAGAGACCAAAAAGAATTTCGTCTTTAGTAGATTGTAAATTAAAACTT